TTTACTGGCGGAGTGTACTCAGTCGTTGAAGTTTAATTAACCGCCTGAAAAGGCCCGACACAAAAGGCAGATAATGAAACTCACATTAAAAGTAGAAACAGCAGACAACGCCTACGAAGTTGTAACCAACCTGTATGTAATTGTTATGTGGGAACGCAAATACAAACGTAAAGCGTCGGACATGGCCGCAGGTATCGGCGTCGAGGATTTAGCCTTTATGGCATACGAGGCGTCTAAGTTAAACAAAATTGTTGTACCTGCAGAATTTGACACGTTTGTAAAGAACCTAACCAACATTGAAGTAGTTGATACCGAGACCGCAAACCCCACCTAAGGGGCACCCACGGGCGCCAGTTATGCGAACTACTGGTAGCGATATCGTGGTGGCCCCCGTCGATACCTTTTGACATAGACGACTTGGCTACCGTTGTTGCTGTATTATCAGACAACAACAAACAACGAAAGTAACCGCTATGGCTGTCAGCGCAAGAATAGACATTTACGGAGTGCAACAAGCCTTAAAAGAATTGCACGGAATTGACCCCAGCTACAGAAAACAAGTAACCAAAAATATCAAAAACGCTGGCCAAGTAATAGTAAACGAAGCGCGGTCTATGGTTGCCAACTATTCCAACAGTAAAGGCAACGGCGCCCCGCTATCCGGCATGGTTCGAGGCAACCTCATTAAAGGCCGTGAAACCTCATACCGTACCGACGCAGTACAAAAAGGCTTTAAAGTAAAAGTAGGCGCCAGGGCAACAAAAGAGCGCTACGTTAATTTTAATAAAGGCGGCTATACCCAACAAGTCGTATTTGGTGCCTTGCCATATCGAATTATGGTTATTCAACAAGTCGACGCCGCAGGCGCTATATATGACCATGCAGGCCGCAACACAAGTAGTTTATTTATTACAAACTTGAACGCCGAGGAAGGCGAACAGCCCCGCGTTGTAGACAAGGCCGTAGACAAAAACCAAGCCGCAGTTGAAATCGAAGTAATAGCCGTGGTAGCCGACGTAATGGAAAAGGTCAATAGGAAAATGAGGATTACCTATGGCAATTAACATACCTATTTTAACGTCGTTTAACGGCAAGGGCGCCGAAGCGGCTATTAAAGAGTTTCAAAACCTTACTAAAGCGTCGGATAAAGCGGCGTTTGCTATAAACAAAATGGCTGTACCTGCAGCCGTCGCGTTTGGTGCCATTGTTACAGGCGGTTTCAAAGCCGCCCAGGCCGCAAGTGACTTTAACGAAACGGTCAGTAAATCAGGCGTAATTTTTGGTACAGCGTCTACAGCAATCAAAAAGTTTGCAGACACCGCCGCAAGCAGTTTAGGCCTATCAAAACAAGCTGCATTAGACGCAGCCGCCACTATGGGCATTTTTGGTAAATCCGCTGGTTTAGCAGGTGACGACCTATCTAACTTTTCTATCGAAATGGTTAAACTGTCAGGCGACTTAGCAAGTTTTCATAACGCAAACCCAGCCGACGTAGCCCTAGCATTAGGCGCCGCATTACGTGGCGAAGCCGAACCTATACGCAAATTTGGCGTACTACTAAACGACGCAGCCGTAAAAGCCCAGGCTATGAAAATGGGCCTATACGACGGCACAGGCGCGTTAAGTGCCCAAGCAAAAGTGTTGGCTACGCAAAAACTTATTTTAGAACAGACCAGCGACGCCCAAGGCGATTTTGCGCGCACGTCGGAAGGCGCAGCCAACCAACAACGCATATTAAAAGCCCAAGTAGACAACGCAAAAGTAGCAATAGGTCAAGCGTTCCTACCAATACTCGAAGCCGCGCTACCTGTATTAGTTAATTTTGCTACAGCAATCGGCAACAATACCGACGCGTTCGTAGCCGTAATTGCAGTTATTGGCACATTTGCGGGGGCAATCGTGTTGGCGAAAGGCGCCATGATGTTATGGAAAGCGGCCAGCATTATTACAACAGCCGTTAACTATGCCTTGGCAACATCATTTACCGCCGTACAAGTTGCTACTGGCATAGGCATTATTGCCGTAGTTGCAGGCGTAGCCGCGTTTGCCGCGTACACAACAAAAATGAACGCAGCGCGCGTAGCAAGCGACAAATTAAATCAACAGGCATTAACCACGGCAGGAACTATCGGCGCTACTGGTTTTATTGGGCCACAACTTAGCGACGAACAACTAAAAAAAGCCTACGAAAATTACAACAAAGTAACCGACGCCGCAGGTACAGCAAAAGTAGCAAACTACGATTACGCAAAATCATTAAAAGAAGGATTACTACAAGCCTTAAAAGACGCTAACGGCGCGCTCGACGACGCCAAAAAAGCGTTAACAGATTACGCCGACACGGTAGCCAAAGGTCTGTTAGACGCTTTTAGTTTTAAAGACGCCAAAGAAGCGGGCGACGAAACAGGCGGCGGTTTTCTTGCGGGTTTGCGTACCCAGGTAACAGGCATTAAAAACTACACAAACGACGTACAAAAAGCGTTAAACCTGGGATTATCACAAGACGCATTAGCAGCCGTTTTAGCAGCTGGTAGCGACGCAGGCGCCTCGATAGCCGCCGAACTTGTAGCAGGTGGTAAAGCCGCCATAGATGAAACTAACGCCCTGGTTGATAGCGCTAATATGGCAGCGCAAAAGGTAGGCATAAACGCAGGCACGGCCTGGTACCAGGCAGGCGTCGACAACGCCCAAAAAACGGTTGCAGGTTTGCAAGCCGAAATAGATACGTTGACGCCAAAAATGATGCGACAAATGGACAAATTAGCAAACAAACTTAAACGGACCGTTGACGTAACAGTACGAGTAAACGAAGTAGTTACACGTGTAACAGGCGGCGTTATGAATACGCCAACAGTTGCGCCAATTTCAAGCCGTGTTAGCGCCCAATCTGCAGGCGACACAAATATAAACATTACGGGCGGTATTAGTACCAGCGCGGAAATAGGCGAAGCGGTAGTAAACGCTATTCGTGCATATAACAGGGCTGCAGGCCCAGCCAATATCGCGGTTTCGTAATGGCTACGTCAGTAATTGAAAGCGGCGATTACGAACTATTTATAGACACAGGCTTCCAACTTGACGCATTTACACTTGATAACGCAGTACGAGGCGTTTTAGATAACACTCAATACGTTTTAGACGGCACCGATGAATTTGCCCCAATGCTCGAATACTCAACCAATGTAAACATTAAACGCGGGCGGCGTGATATTGGCGACCAATTTAGCGCTGGCACAATGTCATTTAACTTAAACGACAGCCTGGCAGGCGGCACCTTAAACCCGTTGTATACGTCTAGTCCATACGTAGACCCCGACGGCCTATTTACCTTGGCACCTTTACGCCGCGTGTCGTTTGGCAGATATAACAACCTAGGTGCTTTTGTTGAATTGTTTAGAGGTCAAATAGTTAATTACGATTATTCGTACCAGTTGGGCCAACAAAACATTATTACGGTCTATTGCGCCGATGACTTTTATTTGTTAGCGCAAACCGCGTTAGCCGAATTTAACGTTACCGAGCAACTATCAAGCGCCCGCCTATCTGCCGTGCTTGACCGCCCCGAGGTTGCTTATCCAGCTTTAAGCCGTGACATTGAAACGGGAACGCAAACGCTGGGCGGCGCAGCTGCCTACACCGTTGCCGAGGGTACAAACGTAAAGGCTTATATTGACCAAATACAACAGGCAGAACAAGGCAGAATTTTTATATCCCGTACAGGCGATTTAACTAGCCAACCGCGTGTAGGTAGTGTTTTGTCGGGTAGTGTTGCCGACTTTCACGACGACGGCACAAACATACCGTATAACTCTTTAGGTATTTCTTTTAACGCAGACCTAATTGTAAACAGGGCAAGTATTCAACATTTAGGCGCTTCAACTCCCGAGGTTGCCGATGACTTGGTAAGCCAAACAAAGTACCTAATTCAAAATACAAGCATTACAAACAGCCTTTTACACAACGACGCAGCCGCGTTAACACTTGCCGCATACCTGTTAGTTGGCGAACCAGCCGCCACGTTTAACGCCGTGCAAACCGATTATTTGATGCTTACAACAGCGCAACGCGAAACCTTGGCGTTAGTCGAAGTTGGCGACACTATTACGATTACCAACACAATTACAGGCGGCGAGGTCGCCCAGGAATTATCGGTAGAAGGCATAGAAATATCGGTAAACGTCAATAACGGCCATAGGGTTACTTTTTATACGGCAGCTACGGTCATTGTGTACGAGTTTATTTTAAACGACCCAATTTTTGGTAAGTTGGGGATACAAGAGCCTCAACCAGTTTTAGGATAAAGTAACCAACATGGCAGACCAAACTTTTACCGCTGGCCAAGTTCTTACGGCGGCACAATTAACAACCTTGCAGGCAAACTCTGGATTAGTACCTATAACTCCAACATCGGTAAACGGCACAGGCGTTACCTTGTCAGGTAACACGGTTAGTGTTGCGGCAAGCACGACAAACGTAAGCGTAAACGGCGTTTTTACTTCGGCATATACAAATTATGTTGCGTTTATTGTTGGTACGGCTACAACCGATTTGGATTGCCAACTTAGGTATAGGGCAGGCGGCACGGATTTGAGTACCTCTGTTTATCAGTATGCGTCACAAGGCTGGTTTGGTGCAGCAGCTAACAGCGCGGCAGCCACTGCACAACCCGGTATGTTTTTGGTTCCCTCTTTTGGCAGCGGCAGATTGTCAAGTAACAAAATAGATTTTTTTAGCCCTGCAACTGCCTCATCTTGGAAAGTATCTAATAGCAACACATCTTTTAGCCATAGCGCTGTAGGAATTATTGTTAGAAATGGCGCGCAAAACGCTAACAGCACAACGGTATTTGACGGTTTTACTATTGTAAACGCAGGAAACATTACCGCAACGATTACCGTTTATGCGTA